AAGGTACAACTCCAATTAGTTTTTTAACAAATAACACCCAAAGAGAAGTATTAAGTTCATACAACGTTCCTTCAAATAGTTTACACCTAGACCCCGCAGATGGAAAACAAAATATAAATTTTAGTTTAGAACTAAATGAATACACAGGGGGGAATGGATTTACAGAAACCTTATTTAACGATTACCATAGTGAATACATTATAGACATTTTTAATCAAAGCAGGAGAATCACAAAAGTGGATGCGTTTTTGCCTCTAAGGATTTTATATAATTTTAAGCTAAACGACACTTTCAGAATAAATTCAAGGGATTACATTATAAACTCAATTACTACAAATTTACAAAGCGGTAAAAGTACAATGGAATTATTGAATGTGGTTATAAATACATAAACGATATGATAAAAAATATAATAGATTTATTACAGGTTATAAATGGTGGTTCAGAAAATATAAGAATTGCACAGGGTAAAAACGCTTTACCTAAAGATTTAAAAGGAGCGGTAAGATTAATAAAAAAAACGGTGGCAAATGGTAGTAAAAGAATATAGTTTAAAAATTGATACAGCAACAGCACAGAAAAATGTTGATGAATTAAACAGTTCTTTTGAGGCTCAGACAGAACTAATTGATGAACTTGAAAATGACTTATTTGATTATGAAAAACAATTAAGAAAGACATCAAAAACAAACTTAGCGGCTAGAGATAATCTAAACAAGAAAATACAAAAAACAAAAGACGCTTTAAAAAACGAAAAGAAAGGGTTAAAAGATGTAACCAAAGAGAGAAAAAAAGCAAATGAATCATTAAAGGAAGCCGAAGAAAATGCTGCTGATTATAGTGGTGTTTTAGGGACAATTGATTCTAAGACAGGAGGTCTTATTTCAGGGTTTACAGGAATGACTAAATCAATAGGCAATGCAACAAAGGGTTTAAACCTTATGAAAATTGCTATCATTGGAACAGGTATTGGTGCTTTATTAATTGCTATCACTTCATTAAGTGCTGCTTTTACATCTTCGGAGGAGGGTCAAAACAAGTGGAATAAAATGATGGGTATCATTGGTGCTACTGTTTCTGTATTTACAGACCGTTTGGCTTCATTAGGTAGGGGTTTAATAAACTTATTTACTGATCCAATAGAAACACTTAAAGGTTTTGGTAAATCTATTAAGGAGTTCGTAATGGACAAGGTTGACCAAACTGTTGAAAGTTTAGGTTTTTTAGGTTCAGCAATTAGCAAACTTTTTAAAGGTGATTTTTCAGGTGCTTTAGAAGATGCAGGTAAAGGTGTAAGCGGATTAAACAAGGCTTTAAATCCTGCTGTTATAATTACAGATGCTTTAATTAAAAGTACAAAGGAATTAACTAAAGAAATATTAGAAGAGGGAAAGGCAGCAGGTAAAATAGCGGATCAAAGAGCAGCGGCAGATAAATTAGACAGACAGCTAATTATTGACAGGGCTGAAGCAAATAGGAAAAGGGCTGAACTATTAGATAAAGTTGCACAAAAAGAAACTTTTTCAGTAGCGGAAAGAATACAGTTTTTAAAAGAAGCGGCAATACTAGAGGATGAAATTACAGCAAAAGAAATTAAGGCAGCTCAATTAAGATTAGATGCTAAGATAAAGGAAAATGCATTAGGTGATTCCACAAAAGAAGACTTACAGGAAGAGGCAAATTTAAAAGCTAATTTAATAAATTTAGAAACAGCAAAACTTACTAAAGCAAAATTAGTTTCTGCTCAGGTGGTTTCTGTTTTAAGAGAAGAGGAAGCTGAAAAAGCAAGGATAAAAGCTGAAGCAAAAGCAAAACAGGATGAAATTGATGCTGCGGAAGATGAAAAAGCAAAAGAATTAAAAACTTTAAAAGATGAAATAAAAAACGCTGAAGCAGTTACTGAAGATGAAAAGAGGGCTTTAGAACTTGAAAAGGTTGGGGCGCACTATGATAAATTAATTGCTGAAGCAAAAAGGCTTGGATTAAGTACTGTAAAATTAGAGGAAGCAAAAGCAAAAGCTATTGACAAGATTAACAAAACAGATTCTGAGAATGAAATAAAATGGGAGGAATTAACTCAACAAGAAAAAGGGGCGATTATATCAAAAGGATTTAATGACCTTTCAAGCATTTTAGGCGAGGAAACAGCGGCAGGAAAAGCAGCAGCAATTGCAGCAGCAACAATCAGCACATATCAATCAGCACAAAAATCATATGATTCATTAGCAGGTATTCCAATTATAGGTCCTGCATTGGGATTTGCCGCAGCAGGCGCAGCAGTTGTTTCGGGATTTGCACAGGTTAAAGCAATTTCAAAAACAAAAGTTCCAACATTAGGAGGGAAGACACCTCCATCAGCAGGTGGTAGTACACCATCAGCACCAACTTTAGGAACACCCCCATCAATACCCCCTGCCTTTAATGTAGTAGGTGCATCAGGAACAAACCAATTAGCTGAAGCAATAGGAGGTCAGGAGCAATTACCTGTTCAGGCATATGTAGTATCAAACGATATATCAACAGCACAAAGCCTAGACAGGAACATTGTAGAGGGTGCAACGATTGGGTAAACGCAAATTTTAATAAAAAAAACGTTATATAATTATGAGAATAGTTGAGTTAATTTTAGATGAAGAACAAGAGGAAAGCGGAATTGAAGCTATATCAATAGTAGAATCCCCTGCAATAGAATCTGACTTTGTTGCTTTGAAAAACGAAGAGGTAAAACTTGCTGAAGTAGATAAAGATAAACGGATTCTATTAGGGGCTTTATTGATACCTGACAAGCCGATTTATAGATATGGTGCAGAGGGTGAATATTATATATTCTTTTCAAAAGATACGGTTTGTAAAGCATCACAAATGTATCTAAAGAATGGCTATCAAAACTCTACAACCTTAGAACACGACAAAGCATTAAGCGGTTTGACATTAGTTGAATCTTGGATTGTTGAAGACGAGGTTCAAGACAAGTCTAGAAAGTACGGATTGAATGTTCCTGTTGGAACTTGGATGGGTGCTGTTAAAGTTAATAATGAAGAAATTTGGAAGGAATATGTTAAGACGAATAAAGTTAAGGGTTTTTCTATTGAGGGTTATTTTGCAGACAAAATGGAAGCGCCTAAAAATGAAAATAAAAAAGACCTATCAGTTCAGGGTGATCAAAAGATATTAGAGGAAAATATGGCATATCTTCAAGAGATTGAAGAGCAAGAAGCTGCTTATATATTAAGTCAAGTAAACGCTATTATTAAAAAAGATAAACGTACAAAAACAGGAGGAAGAACGGAAATGGAAAGTTTTTCTGACTATCCTGATTCTGTAAGTAACAACGCAAAAAGAGGTATTGAACTAAATAAAAAAGTCAATAACAAATGCGCAACGCAAGTTGGTAAAATTAGAGCGCAGCAATTAGCAGACAAGAAGCCAATTAGTATGCAGACAATTAAACGTATGTTTTCATATTTAAGTAGGGCTGAAGAGTATTATGATCCAAAAGATACAGAGGCTTGTGGAACTATTTCATACCTTTTATGGGGTGGTAAATCAGCAAAATCTTGGGCTGAATCTAAAATAAAAGCAAATGAAAAGAAAAAAAACTAGCAACTTTATACCTAGCAGGACAAGTCCAACGGGAGGTTCTAGGGCTTGTCTATGTTGGGACAAAAATACTTACTCTATTGAGTGCTGTGATGGTTCTGTTAGGGCGCAAGGTATTGGCGTTATTACTAGGACAGACTGAAAACGCAAATTTTAAATTAATAATCGTTATATAAGTAATATGAAAAACACGGAAATGTTAAATCAAATTAAAACGCTTTTAAACATCGAGGTGAAACTTGAAGAAATGAAGCTAGAGAATGGCACTTTGATTAGTGCAGAATCTTTTGAAAAAGATAAAGAAATTTTTATCATTACAGATGATGAATCTAAGGAAAAGGTAGCTTTACCAAAAGGTGATTACAGCTTAGAAGATGGTAGAATTTTAGTTATTGAAACTGAAGGTATTATTTCAGACATCAAAGAAAAGATTGAAGAAAAAATAGAAGATAAAGAAGAGGTGGTTGAAGAGTCAGAAGAAACTGAAGACTTAGAAGAAGTAAAAGAAGAAGAAGTAGTAGAAGAAGAAAAAGAAGAAGAGACTGAACTTTACGCTACAAAAGAGGAACTTGGAAAAGTTGTTGATATGATTGAAGAGATCAAAGCAATGATTGATGGCAAAGAAGATATGTCAAAAGAAAGTCCTTTAAAATCTAGAACAGTAAAAGAAGAGTTTTCTGAAGAGTTACCTGAAGAGATTAAAACTGAATTATCAGAGCCATCAGCAAAACCAATAAAGCACAACCCTGAATCAGAAACAGCTAAAACTAAAGTACAATTTGGTAAAAGTAAAATGGGGGCAACAGCAATGGAAAGAGTATTAAATCGATTAAATAAATAAAAAATAAACAAAATGAGTAAATTAAACAAAGTAAGTTTAGCGACTGCAACCAACATCACCACTTCATACGCAGGTGAGTTTGCGGGAGAGTACATCGCAGCAGCGTTATTGAGTGCGTCTACTATTGATGATGGTGGAATAACTGTAAAGGCAAATATTGCTTTTAAAGAAGTAATTAAGAAATTAGCAACAGGTGCTTTAGTAACAGCAGCAGGATGTGATTTCGTACCAAACAGTTCTGTAACATTAACTGAAAGAATTATTGAGCCTGTTGAATTACAAGTAAACCTACAATTATGTAAGTATGACTTCGTAAACGATTGGGAAGCACAACAGATGGGATTCGGATTAGGGCAGTCTTTACCTCCTAAATTTTCTGACTTTATGATTGCGCACGTTGCATCAGAAGTAGCACAAAATACTGAATTTAACATTTGGCAAGGTGATACAGCAGCAGCTTCTAAAAATTCATTTGATGGATTTGAAAAGTTAATCGCAGCAGCAGTAGTTGCAGGTGATGTTCCTGCTGCACAGGCAGTTGCAGGTGTAGCACTAAATGCAGGTAATATTATCGAAGAATTATCAAAGGTAGTTGATGCAATTCCTGCACAATTATATGGTAAAGAAGATTTGTTTATCTACGTTGGTTCAGCAGCAGCAAAATATTATGTTCAAGCATTAGGTGGATTTGCAGCTAATGGATTAGGCGCAAACGGTACAAACGCACAAGGTACACAATGGTGGAACAACGGTTCACTTACTGTGAATGGTGTTAAAATATTTGTATCTCCGGGACTATCTCCTAACAAAATGTATGCTGCTCAAAAAAGCAACCTATACTTTGGTACGGGAATCTTAAACGACACGAATGTTGTGAAAGTTTTAGATATGGCAGATTTGGATGCTTCTAACAATGTTAGAATGGTAATGAGATTTACTTCAGCAGTTCAGTTTGGTATCGCAGAAGACTTAGTTCAGTACGCATAGTAATTAATTAATAATCAGTAAAAGAGGGGTGGGTTCTGCCTATCCCTTTTTTTTATAAAACAAAAACATATGGCTTGTACATTAACAACAGGTAGAAAAGTACCTTGTAAAAGTGCCTTTGGAGGGATTAAGACCGTGTATTTTGCAAACTTTGGTACTATTGAATCTGTTGCAGTAGATTCAGTGTCTAAAGAAGCGACTATCACAAACGGTTCACCTGCTCCTACTTGGTATGAATACGACGTAAAAGGAAACAGTAGCCTTGAAACGACTGTAACATCTTCGAGAGAAAATGGTACAACATACTATACTCAAACTTTAAATCTAACATTAACATATTTAGACGCTAAAACACAGGCGGAATTGCAAACACTTGCAGTATCTAGACCTTACATTGTGGTTCTTGACTATTACGGGAATAGCTTTTTATGTGGATTTGAAAACGGAATGGAAGTGACAGGAGGAACAGTAGTGACAGGAGCAGCAGCAGGAGATTTAAGCGGTTTCACTTTAACATTTGAAGGAATGGAAGAGACAGCGCCTTATTTCTTAGATGCACCTGTAACGGGGGATGCGGCACAGATTGACCCAACAGGAGTGTAATAGACTCCATTTATTTAGTTATTAAAACTAGCATCCTTTTTAGGGTGCTTTTTTTTTGCCTTAATCATTTTACAAATTAGTTATTTTTTTGCGTTATATAAGTAATGATTATATTAACTACATCAACATCAGCACAGGCATTATCTGTAATCCCTAGACAATACAATGACAATGAGTTTACTATGTCCGTTAGGGATGATAGTACAAACGTAATTAAATTGTATCATATAGATACTGCAGTTACTTCAGGCAATTATTTAACATTTGATAATGTGTTTAATCCTGTTTTAGTTGAGAATCATTTTTATGATTTATATTTATACATTGATTACAATTATTGGAATACAAACAACAGTTTTTGGGATTTATATGATGTTCTTTGGCAAGTTGATTCAGGTTACAAAGAGGATATATACAGGGATAAAGTTTTTTGTACAGACCAAGATATAGACCAATTAAATGACAATGACTACTACAAAGTAAATAAAGGTCAGTATAGCTTTTACAATGGTTATGATAACACATACACAGTAAGATGAAAAAACAACTAAGAAACAGCAAGGGTCAATTTACTAGAACCTCAAAAACTTCAGAATTTGGATTTGTTAATTTAGCAACATACACAAGCCCTGAAATAAAAGAGGTAAATGGTGGGGATTATATTGAATATGGTGAAGATAATAATTATTTTCAGTTCCTTATAGACCGTTACAACGGTAGCCCTACCAATAATGCTGCAATAAACGGTATTAGCCAAGCTATTTACGGAAAAGGATTAAACGCTACTGATTCAAATAAAAAACCTGATCAATACGCTGAAATGGTTTCTTTGTTTAAAAAAGATGTAGTAAGAAAACTATG